GCCATTACAATCTTAATAGCAAAGGCATTAAAGTCGGGTAGGTCATCTACACTATACTCATAATCACGGAAAGAGGAATCGTTTGTTTGTCTTGCAAATGTATCCGCAGATCCATCATTCAGGGATGGGTCAATAACTCTCTTAATACCTTGCCCATCAACTTGATAGTTGGCTGCGCCTGGGAATAATTCATAATTTTCAGATGCCTGTGGAGCATCGTCTCTAAAGAGTTGATAAAGAACGCGAATATCATTCGTATCATTACGACTTGCTGTGAGTAATACTTTGATCGAATTTGCTGGAATCTTAAGTCTTACTGGTTTAGAAAGGTAAATCGTTGAGTGCTTATCATTGAAAAGACTTCTTACAGTATCGTCATTAGCGTAATTAGAATTCTCATTTACACCATAAGGACTATTAATTAGATTGGATGTTAAAACTGCACCAACTCTGATTGTATCAATAACTGGCGATACTCTAGAATCAACAGTATTCATTAGGAATTCCATTGTAAATGATTTACTTCCTGGCGACTCTGTAATGAACTTTTGCTCATTGATGTCAGAACAAATTAATTTTGGATTACCAAAATAACTAGTTTTATCGAGTGGAATAGAACTGAATCCATCGTCCAAGAATGACTTCTCATTTCCACCTATGCTTGTTCCAGTAAAGGTTCTAATTCTACATCCGAGGTTTGTTTTTCCTGGAATAATATAAGATACGTTGGGAGTAATTGCTTCAAACTGAATATTGTTTGTGAGAATTGTTCCTGGTCCTCCAGTTTGTAGGGTCTCATTAAAGTATAAATCATTTGTTCTATCTGAACCAATTCCAATATTATCAAAATCAGTATCTGACATATCAATCTTAATAAAGTACGAATTAAGTTCGGTTGGATGATTTTCGTCAACCTCTGCAAAATTGTGTACTTTGTTGATTCTTCTTAAAGAAATTCCATTAAATTCATACTTATAAACAGGTAGTGTAGAATCATAAGATTGTGCTTGAGTTCCATCAACTCCTCTAACTACGCCAGTGAGACTTGTTGCACTATAACCAGTATAAGAAATTACTTCATCTCCAATAATTACATAACCAGGATTGGAAGCATCTACAGCAACTCTCTCAAAGGTTTCGAATCCAGTAGATGACGTAATTGGAATTGTGGTGTCTGTAGGCGTAATTGCCGATGTTAATCTAGAATTAACTTCGGATTGTAGAGGTCTGAATGAACTTATTCTCAGATAATTCTCTGATGAATGCATTCCATGATTCATATGTAAAATCTTCATGTGAAGACCATCATAGTAAGGATCTTCAAAGATTTCAGTAATAGTAACTCCGATTCCGGTCTGTGTTGTAATTCCTGAAGAATTTATGTAATTTAATACACTGCTTCCAGCAGAAAACTGGCCTTGAACATTATCAATAATAAATGTATTATTTGATGCAATATTAGTTACCGTTAGTTTTCCACCAAATCCAACATTTTGACCGAATCCAGTTTCTGGGATAAGCAAAGAATCTCCGGGTTGATATCCAAATCCGCCGTTAGTTATTGTAACTGTAGTTATTCCGGATGCAGTTACTCCGATTGTCGCAACAGCTCCCCTACCACTTCCAGTTTCTGTTCTTAAAGCAATATCAGAGAATGTTCCTGCAGTATATCCAAATCCAGGATTTGTGACAGAAACTCCCAATCCAATGCCGGATGCAATACTTCCAGCGATTCCGGCTAGTTCACCTGTTGCTGACCCTTGAACTAAGGACACTCCAGGAACGACATTATTTGCATCATATCCAGTAGATCCAAGTCCAACAAGAATTTTCTTAGAAAGTGGTTGAATTTGATTTGACCCAGTTACTGTTACTTTTTTGTTACCAATATCAAGTTTTGGATTGAAGAATCTAACTAGACCTTCATTAGCAAAATCTGCACGATAAAGTCTATATTTTAGGTCCTCTAACTGTGATGGAGACCAAGTTGAACCATTTTGCGACTTAAACAAACTTCCCAAAGTTGGTTGTGCTGATAATCTTATTCCAGTTCCTGCATTTGGACTATCTCCTGGCAATAGTGCATTTCTACCAAGTTCGGCAATAAACACTCTATACTGAGGACTTCCGGAAAGAAGAACAATAGAAAACTCAGAACTTTGCTGACTACCAATTGGTGCTTGTCTGACTTCTAGTTGCTGAGGTCCAGGTAGATATACTGGAGATGGGAAAGTTATTTTTGTTGGAATAGTTCCATCGGAGGAAAGATTGATTTCGTCGGGTGTAAGAGTAACTTCTGAGAATGGGACTACTAAGTTGCTGGGAACCCCAGCAATCATAGGTCTAATCTGAAGAGTTACGGGAATATTCTCGTCTTTTGTCTCAAAGAAAACTTCAACCGAAGTTAAAAATATTCCAGTATTATCCCGGACATAGAAAGATTGTGCTAATGGGTCACGTAGTTCCCAAATTCTAGATTGATTATCCGGTGCACCAGTTTGAGTTTGTGTGACTGTTGTTGTATTTGTTGTTGTATTTGTAATATTCGTTGTATTTACATTAAAACTAGTTAAAATTGTTATGTTTCTTGTAGTCAGAATATTAGTTTCTTCTACATTTGCTGTTGCTAATGAAGCAAACTCTGCTTCTGCAGAACTTTCATTAATTCTAGTATTTGATATAAACTCTTGGAAAATATTACTCAAATTATCCAGTGCTGGAGTATCAATCAAAGTAAAAGTATTACTTCCATTAATCCATTTTGGATTACTTAAAACATTTGGGTCTGGGATGTATAAAGAACCAAGCAATCTTCCAAAATTATCAGAAATGAGTCTGATATTAGAAATTCTTGCGACCGCACCTGAAGTTTTTCCAATAAGTTTCATATTTGGTGCAATCATTCCATAATATTCAGTTTCTGTCTGAAGTTCTAATGCACGAGTATCGATATTTAAGAAAGTGGAAGATTCGCTATAATCTTCCGGAATTGATTGCTGAGTATATGGATTGAATTTAAAAATATCCGGTCTTGCTTGTAGATTTGGGTCCTGTGGGAGAACTTCTCCAGTAGTAAAATCTACAACAGGAATTGGAGTTGTAATTGATGGTGGATTTGACCCGTCAAAAGGTCCAGTTTTATGATTTGGTTTACAAAGTCTAAATCTTATTTTTTGTGCGGTGAAGTGGGGGTCAGATTCTACAGTTTCTCCAATTTCAAATTTGCCAGAAATCATTTCAACTTCTAATAATTTTGGAATTATGTAATTTTGCACATCAATTCCTTCAAAGAAACTATAAAAACGTGTAACAGGTCTTAATCCTTTTGCATCAAATTCAATATTTCTGCTTCTTAAGAATCTTACTTCTTCAGTATAATTCGAAATAGAAGTTGAAGTTGTATCAGCAGTTATAATTTCTTCTGGGACAACAAGAGTTGTAATATTTGAAGTTGATTCTGTGGTTGTTGTAGTTTCTCTACTTTCTGTGATAGTTGGGGGTTGTCCTGGAGTAAAAATAATTCCTAACCTCCTCGCTGTTGAATTATCAGCTGCACCAATAAACTGATTTGCTACATCTTGGGGCAAAAGTGAGCGGATTAAATCTCTATCCGAATCCGCAATCTTCGGCACGCGGCGGCCTGTATTAAGAGTAACAGCAATTTGCAGAAAATCAGATCCAACTATATTTTCGAACTCACTCGTGTTGCCAAACTGCCTGAAATTTGTTAGTGTTACATCACTTTGAATTGAAACCGGTACTCCACCAATTACCCTAACGCCCGACAAAACACTTCGTGCATTAGCAATCCAATCAAATGGATTTGTGCCCGTTTGCGTTATTGGTGGATTTGTGAAGACTTCTCTATCTATCGTTACATTTTCTACATTTGTAATATTTTGGTCTTCTCTATCAATAGTTTCTGATATTTCCTTAAATGATGTTGTTGTTATTTTCTTCTCTTCAACCCAACTATCAAAGGAAGGATTGAGAGTAACAGTACCTTGCCAATATCTAACTAAAAATGGTGTTACACTTTCAGTCTTAGTTGCATAGGGTTGTTCAAAATATTGAACTTCATTGTAATTTAGAGTGATTAAGTCTCCCGTTTTTCTAATATTTGGAGAACCCAAGTCAGTGACGTAACTTTGGTCAACATTTGGTTTGAAAGTCTGACCAACTCCACTAATTGCCTCTGAACCTAATTGTAGATCAATAGCAGTTGTATAATGTACTGGTCTTAAAGTATTAGTACTTGTATCAATACAAGATCTATATACTGGATTTGCTAAATCGTGGTATTCTTGTGAACTAAAGTTGTCTACGAAAAATCCACACTTAAATCTATCTAAGCCAGTCTCTGCATCTTTGATTGTAAAGTTTTCTGTTTTACTCTCAAGCATGGAGAGTGTTGTGAATTTTTCAACTCTTTGAATTCTATCCTCAAGTAAAGAGATGTCAGACATTCTGTATCTCTTATATTTTGACATGACAACACTTACATTTTTTACATCATAAATGTAAGGTTGAATAGAAATTGTTGCAATATCTAAAGAGTTTGATTTGAGTGGTGGTGGAACGGGAGTTAAAGAAGGATTTCCTTGAACAACATCAAAAGTTCCATCACTATTTAAGAAAACTCTATCAATTCTTCCAACATAATATGAATATGAAAGAATTAGATTTTCTCCAGGGCACAAAGTATACTCTGAGTATTGTCCGTCAAAAGCAAAGTTCCTGGAAGAAAACTCAAATGGAGATTTTGTTGATAATGTATAAGGTGCAACACGAGGTCTAATATCAATGTAATCAGTTAATCTATAATTTTGATAAGATGGAACATCATACTTAAAGTTCTCTGCATTGTAACTATTAGCAGTAATAAATTCGCCAGTATCTGAAGAATCTATTGTATAATTTTGGAATATAATTTTTAATTTTTTATTTGGTTCTTGTAGATTGCTTTTCCTAATAATTCTAGAGTAATCATAGAAAGTATCTCTTTGCCCATCATCAAGTAGGAAATTCTTCGTGATGTTCTTATCACCCAAAACTTTAGAAGAGATAATTGCTTCCTCAGTAGATTCACTTCCTACAACGACTTCTCCCACAGAGAATTGAATGGTGTTAAGATATACGTATTCTAACTTATTTGTATCTATTTTTCTGGTTATAATCGCAGTTGCACCAGAATCCCTACCTTCAATATATTCACCAACAACAAAATTTTGATTATTATTTGGATTGCCAGAAATTAATAAAGTTGGTAATGCAGGTTCTCCTATACTATTAGACTCATACACAGCAAGAACCCTAACTACGTCAGGTACATTTAAGCTAATAATTTTATCCTGAACTCTTGTGCCATAAACATTGCTATAAGTGAGTCCGTCATTCAAAGTTGTAGTTCCGATTCCAGAATTTACAAGACTTGAATTTGAAACTACTAATGAAGAAACTTTATTGAATTTTTTAGATTTTGAACTTGGTCTAATATTTCTAACTGTCGCAATAACAATTGCATCAGTCCCACTCGTCTTTATTAGTCCATTAAATGTGACAGTTTTCCCATCAAGACTAATATTATATTGATCAGATCTTAGTGGTTCAATATCCCCATCAGAATAGGTGATTAAAAATCTATCCTCATCAAAGGAATCGAAGAAAATATCAGCATCTGAAGGATCAATTGTAACTGATATTGAGCTGCCTGAAAAAGATGCAACATTATATGAGCGTCTCTGAATAACTTCATTTCCTTCAAAATTGACCGAAGATACATTGTCTATGTTTAAGAGTGTTAAAAGAGATGAATTTGTAGAATCAACAGATGGTGACACTTTAATAATATTTGTGGTGTCAAAAGACCCTGCAGGTAAAGCACCCTCACAAATATCGGTGACAGTAGTAATTCCTGCAACAGTAAATGATGTTCCACCGGCACCAATCGAAGTAACTTTATTATAAATTGGATCGCCAGTAAAAGTTGTACTTGCATATGATACTATATCACCAACTTTTACAAGTTTGGTAAATACGTTATTCAAACCCGCAGACACTACTCCATTATTAACTCTGAATGTAGTTCCGGGTTTTGCAATATAAGAACCACGGGAGAGAACCAAATCTGCATTAAATGTGTTGATTCCGACCTGAGAATAGATTGATTTTATATCAGAAATTGAATAATCAGTTACAGATTGAATTAGTCTTCCGTTATCAATACCATTTACTACAATTTGTTCATTTTCTAGGAAATTGCCAGTTGTTTCATATAGAGTCAATTCAGTACCAGATGCAGATATTGATTCTTTGAGATAACCAGTCGCTCTACTCTTTTTACCCTCAATAAAACAAGGAGTAGAAAGTCCTGTTCCACCAAATGGGGATGTAAGTCCTATCTTGGTATATGTTCTAATATCAAATAATCTCAAATTAAATCTACTAGTGCCATCAACATAACTGGATTCCGGAACACAATCATATATTCTAGCAAGACCAATTGTAGTTCCTGCGGCAACGCTAGGAGACTCCCCAATACGAGAGTCCATTAAACTCACTGTTGTATTTGTTCCAAGTCCAATTGAAGGGAAACCATATGCATTATTAACTACAAACAAGGAACCAGCATTAAATGGAATAACTTCAGTACCTGTTGTCTGAGTGGTTCTTGGTTTGGGAACGTCTAAAAGTCTTGGTGCAATAGTTTCAACATCATAACCATTTACATAAGCCTTACCTGGACCAATTTGATAGACCATCAAATCTTCTGATGGATTATTTCCCTCAACTGTTCTCTGATTTTTGAAGTAAATACCCTCACTCAAAACTCTATCGTTTAAACTATCTCTTACAAAAAGTGAAAAGGGCCTTACAAAATAGTTACCAGACTCGTCAAAAGTTCTTCTAGCTAGTTCATCTCTAATTAGATTATATTGTGCATTCTTATCAAAAAACTGAGGTACTCCATTTTGAACTCTCAGTATTTCTACAAAATTATTTGTATCTAAATCATCTATACTTCTTTTTGAGAGCTCTAAAGTTATTTTGAATCTATCTGCACCTGGAGCAGAATAATTTGAAAATCCTTGGGCATTATCAAATAAACTTTCATCCTCATCTGCAGTGATTACTTGTTCAATAATATCAAAACCAACTTTATATGAAGGAGAAATAGAATATTGACTTAAAATAATAGTTTGTGCAGATACTCTGGCAAATACACCTCTAACAAAATAAATACCTTCCGCTACAGATACACCAGAACCCTCAGAAGTTGCATTGGTTGAAATTGTATTGCAAACTCCTTGCCCAACTTGAATAGTGAAATTTCCGTATGTTAGTGGATTTTCTAATGTTAGTGTTTCTCCACTTTGAAAAATTCTATTTGAAAAATCATCACCACCACTTTGAAGATACTTTAAATATAGCGTATAATTTCCTCTTTCAGAATCTGTATTCTTTAAAAGATATACAACTTCTGCAGTAACACCACTGGAAGAACCTCTTAATTTTTTGCCTAAAAATTGATCAAAGTATAAAGAAATTGGAGTTCCATTAAAAGACTCTTCAATTTCTACGGCATAAAGTGGGTTTTCGTATCTTAATTGTCCGGGAATTACTACCGAACCTTCTTTAAAAATATGCTTTCCGTATTGCTCAACCTGATTTTGTAGAATTGACTGTAAAGTTGTCAGTTCCCTTGCTTGTACTGGATAACCTGGTTTAAATAAGACTTTATAATAGTCCTTATCAATATCAAAATCGTCAAAATATGGAGAGACGTTGAGATTAGTTTCCTGTGGCATAATTCTTTAGAATTGCAAAATAACTTTGATATCTTCTTTTTGGTTTTGAGATCTAGTAATCGAAGGTCTATTATCGACATAAATGATATTGCCAGAGTATTTTTTAACTTCTGGATTTGATACGCCGCCGATAAAAGGTTGTCCAAGATTATATGTTCTATTATTTAGTGTGGTAGTTATACCCGTAAATTCTGTATCAATAGAAAGACCAGTATCACCAATAAAGGTAGTTCCTCCAGTTCCAACTTGAGCAGTAAATCTGTTTAAATTAAGTCCATATTCTGGGTTTGAATTTTGAGAACCATCCGTATTAAATCCAACAAAAGATTTATCTTGCCAATATTTTAAAACGCCAGTATTTTGGTCATAAGATACAACTCTACCAACGGCAGTGCTTCCAGTGCTTATAGTTTGGGTTATAAAAGAATTTGCGGCAAAAGTTGCAGTATCAAAACCAAGACCAGTTAACTTGAGGGCATAGACTGCGCTAGCTTTATCCAAATCTAGTAATGATGTCGAATCATGTGCTTGTGGATTTTCTACAAGACCAACTCTTGCAATTTTATTTCCGGTAATAAAATCTGGATTTTCTGTGTCGTTTTCTATCCTTGAAAAAACAAGAACATTATAGGCACCAAGTTCTCTGTAAATATCTGCCCCATGTCCTCCCTTTGGTGGAATAATTACATCAAAAGTTGGAGTTACTTCTCCAGTTGGAACATTTCCCCCTTCCAAATCAACAGTTCCATAAGTATAACCAGAACCACCAATTGAAACATTTATTGATTCTACCTTAGAATCGTTATTAATGACTATAGTTGCTCTAGCACCTGTACCATCTCCTTTAATGGGAACGTTGGTATAAGTTCTATTTGCTGTGCCTAAACCAACACCTCTGTTAGTTATTGTAATAATTTTAAGTTGATTGTTTGGAAATGCTGCATTATTACGAATCGCTGCGAATTCACTTGATGTTTCCCAATTTTTTGGGACTGGCATAAAGTTAATAGTATCAAACTTTATAATCTCACTTGGCTTAATTGTATACAAATATTTCCAAATATAACCGTCACCACTATCCCCCGCAGCCTTTGGTTCCAAATCTGTAAAGGTTGGCTCATCTAATGAAGGTCTTCCTCCGGGATTTTCTGGGTCAGTTCCATTTTGTAAGCAAATATAAACTCTAAAATCACTATTAATTACGTAATAATTTGAAGAATATAAACTTGTTGCGCCTGAAGGATTGGATGTATTTGTTCTACTAATATCATGACGATACATGTCATATGTCGTCCCAGATGACCAAGTAATTTTTCTAATAACTTGATTCACGTCACTTGCTTTAATTTTCTTTAAAGCAATCATAGTATCCCAATAATCATTCTCTTGCTCAAAACTATCTCTAGGAGATGGTGGATTAAAATCCCAGTTTATATCATAATCTGTTGCATTAGGTAAACCAACAAAAGAATAATAAGAATTGGCAGAAGAAGTTGCTGCAGAAACAAAATTCTTAGCATTCAAAATTCTTAATTGGTCAGTTATTATTGCAGACATTTTAACGTTTTTTATCTATTTATGTACTATATTGTCTGAATTTTAGACGATTAAATCTTTGAACTATTGGTGAAGTAGACATTCCTCCAATGTTTGCATAACTTTCAAAATCTTCTTCGTCTTTGCGTATTGGAGTTGAAATTCTTCCCCAACTATACTCACCATAAAAACCACTAAATCCAAGTCCACTTAATCCATTAAAGTCAGAAACGCTTACTGTAACTTGGGCAACATATGTAATTCCAACACCAGCAACTGCAGTTTGTGCAATTGAAACGGATGCAACCTGATAAATGTTGTCAATAAATGTTGTTCCAACTCCAACTGTTCCACCAGAAGAATTTAGTGAGGTAAGCCCATTACCAACATTTGACTTATTAATAGCAAAATAGTACCCAGTTTCAATTCCACTAATACCAGTTGTTGCAATGCCAACCGATACTGTTTCACCATCTCTTATTGGAGAATTTTCTGGGATATAGAAGTCAAATACAATACCAGTAGATGCTACTCCAACAGAGGTTGTTTTGATGCCAGAAATTATTCCAAAATCTCCAGTATATGAAA